TGTGGCGACTACGATCGCACTTGTTACCCAACTTACGAAGCGTTAGCAATCCCGTTAACGTATAGCAACTGAAGATGGAGGCTCATATGCCCGCACTACAGTCCTTGGTCCTCACAGACCGAGCCGCGACCCCCGTAAACCATACTCTGGTCCCTTCGGGTCGTCCCTCCGCCACTGGCGTTGCCACCGTCGCGAAAGGCGATGGCACGCTAGTTGGAGAAATCAAGTACTCGATCTCGAACCGCCGTGTCAACGGCAAGACGAAGACGCGAGTGCTCTTCACCAAGCCCACGGTGGCCACCGAGGTGATCAACGGGATTTCGGTCCCGAAGGTTGTCCGGACGGCATTTGTGGATGCGACGTTCACGTTCGACAGCACTTCGACCGCTCAAGAGCGGAAGGATGCCATCGGTATGTTCCAGTCGTCCTTGGATCCGTCCAAGACGTTGGTTAATGCCGTGCTCGTCGACAACGAGGGCGTGTGGTAACACGCACGCGCTGACCGGGCGACAGCCTGGTTTCAACTCCACCCCATAGAGGATAAACCCTATGAAAAGGATGCCTACAAAGGATCCGTCGGGCTTGCGCCAAACGATCGCAAAGCAGATATTCGAGGAATTTAATCTACTCCTCGATCTGGAGACGGCTTCGGCCGTTGATGATGTTGATAGGTTCCGCTGGGAATATCTCCGTAAGGAAGTGTTCTCCAAGTATGTTGGACCTGATACTGACTCTGCTGAGCTACGTCGGTCGCGCGCCATTGAGAAGTGGCTCGCGGTTGAACAGCGTAACAAAAGGACGAATATCAGATTATATTCGGAAGACACTGTGTTTCAGTGGCGCACCCCTGAGGGTAAGCTGCGGTTCATAGAGTCAGAAGACGTCCTGGAGTTAGCGCGACAGATCGTTCACCGAGTGATCGGAGACGACCCACCTGCCGAAGCTGAGGGCAACTTCAGTGGAGGTGCTAGTACGAGTCTGACTAACTCGCTAGGGAATGTCGCACGTAAGTTCATGGTCAAAGCACACGTTACCCATGCCGCGTGGACGTACGTCTTGCCCCAAATTCTCAGGGCTAGCACGTGGATGCGGATGAATCCGGAAGCCGTCAGGCCCGTATTCGTTCAAGGTAACGAACTCTTCACGGTACCGAAAACCACAGTCATCGATCGGGTTGCTGCAAAGGAACCCGATTATAACATGTGGGCACAAAAGCGCCTCGGGGATGGCATCCGCCAAGCCCTAAAGCGTTTCGGGATTAACCTCAACGATCAGACACAAAATCAAAG